GGAATGCTTGCCATCATCACCAACCCTGAAGAGCAGAAAGATACCGACATGAAAAGCGGTAAAGGCTGAGCTAAAGAAAGACAACCTGTTATTGCTGCAGCTTGGTGTGGCGAAAGAGCTGGGCTATTCATTGGCTCGGCTCAACGCGGAGGTGACGATGGAAGAGCTGATGATATGGTCCGTTTATTTTGAGCTGCAAAATGAGGAACAGGAGGCAGCGATGAAAAAAATGCGGCGCCGGTAGACTGGCTGTATCAGAGGGTTGAGCCGTGTCTGTCGTAGCCAACGTTGCCATCAATATTGATAGCCGTGGCGCAGAGCAACGACTCAAGGCAATCCAGCGATCATCAGAAAATGTTTCGCAAGCTTTAAAGGCGCTTCAAGGTAGTGCATCAGCCGTTAAAACAGCAATCGAGACTCAACAGGGTGGATTCGCCAGAGCATCAACAGTGCAAGGCGTATTTTCCGCAAGGGTATTAAATACCGAAAAGGCAATTAGGACACAGATTGCGGCCTTGCGCGATGTTCAATCAAGCGTAAAACTTGGCGGCGCTTTGTATCAGAAGGCGGCTACTCAAATTAAGCAATACGAAGATGCTTTGCGTGGCGCAAATGCTCAAGAGACCAAGGCTAGTGGCAGCGCCAGCAATCTGATTGGTGTTATTGGAAAACTAGGTGTTGCGTACGTTGGCCTTAGGACCGCGCAAGAAGCTATTCAGGCGGGAATTCAAAGGGAAGAATCAGAACGACGGTTGCAATTTCTGGCCAAAGGCTATGGAGAAGTTGCGCAGGCCCAAGAGATAGCAGCGCGTGCTGGCGCAAAATTTGGATTAAGTGCCACTGAATCAAACCAACAGTTCGCTCAGCTTTATGGCCGTTTGCGTCCGCTGAATATAAGCATTCAAGATATTGAGACAGCCTTCGTTGGCTTCAACACTGCCGCAAAAGTAAGCGGTGCGACATCGGCTGAAAGCGCAGGCGCGTTTCTTCAGTTAACGCAAGCACTCGGATCTGGTGTGCTTAGAGGCCAAGAGCTTAATTCGATACTTGAGCAGGCGCCGGGCTTGGTTGTTGCTTTGACCAAAGAACTTGGTCGCCCGGTTAGTGAAATACGCAAGCTAGCTGAACAAGGCGAGATTACAAGTGACGTGGTTATTAGAGCGTTGAAACGCGCTGGTACGGATGGCGCTGATGAGCTTGCCGCTGCAATGCAAGGCCCTGCCCAACAAGTGAAAAATCTGCAGAACGAGTTTGAGAATTTTCAGGTAGCAGCAACTAAGGAATTGCTCCCGCAAATCATTGAAAGCGTTCGCGTCTTGACTGCTTCATTGCGAGCAATTGCTCCAATTATCAGAACAATCGGAGCGGTCGCTGGGCCTGTTATCAAATATTTGAATGGCCTGATTGAAAGAGCAACTGGTGTTGAAAGAATACGGTTTAGAGCGCAAGCAGTACAGCGGGCTGGCGAAAGCAGGCTTTCAAAGGCTGGGGTTGGGCGAACCTATTCGGATGCGCAAGGCAATATCTACAGCACAATTACAGGACGCCTTGTACAGGCTGCTTCGCCTAGGCCAACGGGCGATGGTGCGGCTATTGGTTTGACCGGAGGCGGCGAATCCGATGGGGGTAAGAGCAAAAAAGAAAAAATGAGTGATGCCGCTCGTGAGGCCAAGCGTTTAGCCGAAGAACTAAAACGTTCTCTTGAAATTGGCGATCAACTTGGCACTCAATTCAGCCGTCAAGTTGTTTTGCTGGATACGGCATCCGAAACGGAACGCCAACGTTTGCAAATTCAATTTGATTACGAGGATCGCGCCAAGCAGATCGCCGAACTTAAAAACGCGGAGCAACGCCTAAACCTAACGACATTAAATGATGAAATCAAACGCCTAGAAACGTCAAAACTTCAGACGGACGAGTTAAAGAAACAGATCGAGGAATATTACAAACTTGCCGGGCTGACCGCCGGTGAAATGCTTGGCGAAGGTGCTGGGGCATTTAGGACGGACATCAATCTTGACCCCAATAACCGTGCGACTGAAAAGGCTGATGAGTTAAAGCGAAAATTCAATGAATTGATTGATCCGATCAATATGGCCGCGACTGGTGCACAAAGCATTGGCGACGCTTTTGGTACTGCGTTTCAATCAATTATCACTGGCGCTCAATCGACACAGCAAGCACTGGCTGGCTTCTTCAAGAGTGTTGGCGAATCGTTCATCAATATGGCGACTGAAATCATCGCTCAAATGGTGGTGATGTATTCCTTCAAGCAATTGCTGGGCTTGTTTGGTGGTGGTGGAGGCGGGCTGTTCAGTGGCGCCGGTCCTGTCGCAATGCCCGGAGGCGCCGGTTTTGCAGAAGGCTTTTCTATGCCAAAGCTTTTTGCGAAGGGTGGTTTTGTTACTGGCCCTACAAACGCCCTTATCGGCGAAGGCGGCGAGCCGGAATATGTCATCCCCGCCAGCAAGATGCGTGGCGCCATGAGTCGTTATTCTGCCGGCGCTCGTGGTTCCGGCGTCATCCCATCCGGCTCTGGCGATGGTGCCACCATGGGGGCCACAATGACTGCAGCCCCTATCGACGTTCGCTACACCGTGGAGCGCATCAACTCCGTGGATTACGTGACCGCCGATCAGTTCCAAGCCGGTATGGCGCAAGCGGCGCAACAGGGTGCTGCACAAGGCGAAACACGCGCATTGCGTAAGCTTCAGATGAGCAACTCCACTCGCCGGAGGGTCGGCATCTAATGGATATTGCACTAGGGCATTATCTGACGCTCAAAAAAGACACCGGCGCCGAACTTAAATTCCAAAACTTCTGGATCGGTCAGACGGTCAACGACCACCAATTTTTGCCGTTTGGCTTTAGCGGGATCACCGTTAACCGCAGCGGCGACAACGTTGATGCCAGCTTGGTTTTTCCGAATAACGCAATTGCCAGGTCTTGGGCGGATGAGGCCATTCGCAACGACTGGATCGCCACGGTATCCGTGCGGATCATCGCCGACTCAACCAACCCGGCTTCAAATCAGACCACACTGCACGAATACGTGGGGCAAGTTGCTAGTGGCGGCTGGCGGCAAGACAACGTGGTCTTTCGGCTAAACAGCGTGCTGGATGCTGTCGGTGGCGACATTCCCAAGCGAACACTGCAGCAAAAACTTGTGGGCAGTATTCCGATCAGTGGTTCGCTCCTGTTTTGATTTGGTTGGAATGCCCTACCGGTTAGGTGGGGACGGTAGCGACGGCACAATCGACTGCATCAACCTGGTTTACACAGTATTAAACCGGCTCGATATTGCTACGCCTCCGTTCAATCCAGCGTGGTACACAGCAACACGAACCGCAATTGCACGCGACCTATTGCGTTGGGGCAAGCGGGTTGCGGAGCCAACCTATGATGGTGACGTGCTGTTGCTACCTACAGAGCACAAGGCTTTTGGGGTTGTATGGGACAACGGGATTCTGAACATCGGGGAATTGAGCCAACAGGTGCAATGGACTCCGCTGTGGAATTGCGTCGCCTGCCCCTGCTTCCGTACGAAAGACAGCTAATCGAGTTTCTGGGCTGCAGCGAAGACGAGTACCGATATTTTGTTAGTGAAGTACAGAAGAAAACAAATGAGCGGCCGGCCGAATACGCGCTGATTCCTGATATTCGCTGCGACCCGTTTACCACTTCTGTTCTTGTCAGCCTTGCCCTTGGTTTAGTAAGCACCGGCATTTCCTACCTGCTGGCGCCAAAGCCGCAAGCACCAGAACAAACCAACATCCGCCAGCGCACACTTGGCAGCCAACGTGGCCGGCAACGCTTTAACGCTACGGTTGGTTTTGATGGCGTACAAGAGTTAGCCGAATACGGCAGCCGTCTCGCCATTTTGTTTGGTGAATATCAAGAGCACGGCTTTGGCGTAACCGGCGGCATCATGGCGCAGCCGCAATTGGTGTGGTCACGCACCATGAGCTACGGCACGCACCAGGCATTGCGTCTGATGTATGTACTGGGCGAAACCATCGGCTCTGGCCAAAAACGCCCCGACCTATCCGGCATTTTTATCGGCAACAACGGTCTGGACTTGCTGGACCCCAGCCGTTACGCCTTTTATTACAAACCTGGCATTACTGCCTCTGGCGACATTTCTGGCCGCATTTACGCAAACAATCTGCTGTACGGCAGCAAGGGCACTGCATCATCTGGCGATCCTGTTTCGTTTAACGATGTTTTCACGTGCCCCACATCATTCGGACCTGATAGCCCTGGCTTTTGCCAGACCTACAAACCATCCAATGCAACCGCGTTCGGCCTTTTCAATCCAATCAAAAACGGCACCGCATTCCGCCTGAACTGGCGTGTGATCAGTCGCCCCAAAGTTTCGGGGGATCCCTCAGGTCGCATCAGACAGGAGCGTAAAAAAATAGCCGGACCGCAGGCGGATGCCGGTGATGCTGGTATGCCTGGCGTTGGTGCTGGTTACAGCCCGTGCATGGGATTGGTGGCGCACAACGGCGTACGACCGACCGTGCCAACGGAAGTGGTATGTGCTGTAAATGATACGGTCGAGTTTTACATTGATAGCCGCAATTTTCAGCGCGCAGATCTAAACATCGATGTCGCATCTGGCGTAGACATGGCGGATGTCAATAATGCACTGCATACCGCTCGTGAAGCTGCCGACAGCGTTTTGCAGATTGGCACGCAAATCATGGTCGGCAACTGCTTGTTCAAAGTAGAAAGCCGCACCACAGAAATATATGTGCCGCGAAAGCAAGATATTCGCGTAACTTTGCGCTGCACTGAAACTGTTGGAACGCAACACACAATTGGTATCGCTGGTGAACTCGCCGTAACCAGAAAAACTTTAACCAGTAGAGGCGGCGGTCAAAATGCTGAGATCCCACCAAACAATCCTGATGATGGTTATTGCGGACCATCGTTTTGGCCAGTTGCGCAGGTCGCTATTGCAAGCATCCGCAACACCCGCCCCGTAGATGCAACGGAAATCGGAATTAGGAGCGTTGTGTGGAATCGCGCCAGCGGTCTGTGCAACTTCCAGAATGTGCCACGCGCTCCCAAGCTGCTGGAATTTGACAACGACGATACCAACCTGACTAACGGAACACTGGATAAATACATGGCGCGAACCAGCGCTTTTGCTGTTGAGGTTCGTCCTGCTGATCCCCAAACAGATGGCACGCCTTATCCGTGGTCACGCATCGAAGAGCAGTTTGTTGTAACGGGAAGTCGCCCAATTGATCAGTACAACTTCATTCGGCTTAAACCCCAAGGCAATACAGGTGGCAGGCAGATGGAATACCGCCTCGTACCACGCCCAGGTGCTCTGCTTGCGAAATACACACAACCTACCGGCCGCTGGGTGCGCCTTACCGGAAGACTAACGGGCACGGGTTATTCCTCGGGATTCAGCAACGCTTATCCCACAACGTATGGAACAATCCAACTCACCTGCTCTGGCGAAGAAGTTTTAGCTGGAGAATATTTTAATAACAAAGAAATGGTGACCGGCGCCACGGACGGTTACACCACAGTGACTGAATCATTGCCGAATGCAATTGGCATCATTAGTTATTACAACGGCAATGGCAGTGGTCAAGGTCAGCAAGGTGGATATGCCTACGAAGTTCTCGGCAATCCTGGTAATTACGCAGACGGCACGCGCGTCAATCAGCGGGTAACAATTACAAAGGCGGGTGGCTCAACAATCACTATTGTTTTTGGTGCCACAAAGCGCACTAACACCGATCCCGCATACGAAGCCCGTTACGGCACAACTGCCATGTGGGATCAAAACAGTGTGGCTTGGGCTTTGTCTATTGCTGTGCCCGCAACTGGAACATGGAGTGTTGGCGAAACTTTTTCTCACAACGTTAGTGTTACCGGTGGAAATGTTTGGGCAAATTACGGCGGACATACGCAGTTCAGAATTGATTTTCAAGTAACAGGGCTTGGCACATCTACCTCAGTTGTTCCTTCGCAAGACGAGCGCACATTCGAACGTTTCTCGCAAATTGCAGACGTAAGCCACTACGACGAACTAACCAAGTCGCATTTTGACGGCCCCGAACACGAAGTGGTTTATGTCAACGAATCGATTGCGAACATAAATGACGCCGACGATGAATACACGCCAAACTACGATGCCTGTACAACCGTGGGGCTTGTTATCCGTTCGGACAAATCAGTTCGCAGCGTGGAACAGCTCAACATTTGGATGCCTAAAGGAGTCGATTGCTACAACTGGTTTGATGGCAGCACTGGCCCCAGCAACCTATTCTGCGATCTCGTTTATTACCTGCTAACCAACAGACGCGCCGGTCTTGGCGATGTTGTAAATCCGGATCTGATCGACAACACAGGTTTTACAACTACGGCTGCTTTTCTCAAGGCAAACGATATTTACTTCGATGGCGCCATCGACACCAACCGTAATTTTAAGGACTTTGTAACCGAGCTGGCACCCTATAACTTGTGCTCTTTTGTTATTAAAAACGGCAAGTTCACGATTGTTCCTGCCATCCCCTACAACAACGCTGGGGCGATTGATCCAAACGCTCTGCAAGTGTCTGCGCTATTTACCGATGGCAACATCATCGATGACACCTTTGAGGTTGAGTATCTAGACAAAGATCAGCGGCGTGATTTTCGCGCTGTCGTCAGCTACCGGCAAACACAAAAGAACGCATTCCCAACAATTCGAACAGTTTCCGTCCGCTGGAACGAAAGCGCCTCCAGTGCATACCCGCAAGAATCAATCGATCTTTCGCTGTTCTGTACACATCGTGAGCAGGCACTCAAGGTTGCCCGTTATCTGCTGAGCATCCGTCGCCGCGTCGATCACGTGGTGCGCTTCAAGACCAACCCCTACGGGTTGCAACTTGCCCCAGGCGACTACATCAAAGTTGTCACGCAAGTGGCGCCGTACACTGCATCACGCAACGGCGTTATTAGCTCCGAAAACGGTGCAGTCCTATCGGCTGACCCATTGGCGGATGGCACTTACACCGTGTTTGCCTATCGCCCCGGCGGCAGCGAAGTGGAAACGATCAGCCTTACGATTGCTGGAGGCAAGGCAACAGATACCGCCAACTGGGGCATGGTCTATACCTACACCGATACAACCATCAATCAGAATGTGTACATGATTGAGGAACTGACGTTAGACGAGGACGGCTTGGTCAGCATTTCGGCCAGCCACACGCCTGTTGAGGGCAATGCCTCGCAGGTTGCTTTGGACGTAATCACTGCCGACCGCTTCCTGTACGACTCCTGATCATGGCTTTCCCCAGTTCCTTAAAACCAGCATCTCGCCAATACAGCCCCGGCAATTATCCGGTCAAAACGTACAACTCCAACAACGGGGCTGAGGTACGGATTTTGTATGGCAGCCGTCCTGCAAATATGACACTGGACCTGA